ATTAAACTAAAAGTCACCTAATTCTTTGTCATACGGAAAGAACGGGATAAGAAAGTTTATTATTAATTTTATTTTATTTTATTTTTTATATTATATACAACAAAAACCAAAATGCCTCAATCACAACAAAATAACACTAATAATGATGGAAGTACTCCATCAAACTTTATTAATAATAACGATAATCTTTTATTTGAAAATACCACTAAATATTTTTCTAATTCATATAATAAGAATCTTTTTAACGCCGCTATTAATCTAATTAATCCACAATCTAATAAAAAATTTATACAATCTATTATTACTTCATCAGAACAAGTCCCATTACAAAAGGATATTAAGATTCAAAGATTTAGCAACGACAAAGACAAAATAGTAAAAAATGTTGACAATACTACTATTTTTCCTCTTGCAAATTATCATTTAGAAAATAGAATGTTTAATATTCATAAAGATCATATATATGGTGGTTTCGATACTAATGTAGATGAACGCTCAGTTAATAATTATAAAGATATATCTTTAAAACCACTTACCACTATGGATCCTTCTCTGGATAAACAAAGGAATCGTCCATATACCAAATTTATGCTCAACCTCATTCGCGATCTTAAAATTAATAATCCTGTACATTTTATTGAAGAAACTATTGCTTATATAATGTATCAATATGATAATAATTTACATAATTTTGGACCACGTGGAAATGATCGTGTTACTGTTATTTTTTCCGATCAACTTAATGTTGATTTACATATTGATACTAAGGAAAATACTTTTTGCATTAATGCCACTGTTATTGAAGATATTGCTCATGCTATCCGTGCTATTTTGATTTGCTGTGCCTTCAGAGGATTATGTCACAATCAACCTATTACTATCTATATACCAACAACATATCTACATCAATTTGATTATAATTCTAATCTTAGAAACGATTCACGAATCTTTACTTCAACTTTCCTTGAATTATTTAACACTGCTACTAGTATTCTCAATGGAGTTATTCCCAAGAATGAAATTTCTCACACTGAAACCAGAAATAATAGATTAGAACGCATAGTAGATAGAGCTCGTGTTCCTCCACTTCTTAATAATTTTGACCACTCGAAACGTTTCTTAGTTAATGTTAAAGATTTTTATGCAGCTATGATGGTTATAACTAAATCTTACGGCTCATTTTACTTTAACGGTAGATTCTACAATGCTAATTTTCAATTATGCGATAACTTATCCCCAAGGGGTAGTGATGTTTATATTGTTAGGTCTTCCACTCAAGCCAAATTAGCTTATTTACATAAATTTATTCAATACGTTCATGAAATCGATATAGAACTTTTCTCTTCATCACGTTTATCTAATAAATTTTTGTTCATGGTTCGTAGATATTATATAGTTCAAGCAGCTTATATAAAAAAGTTCATGGGATCTCTCTTACGCTGCAGAATTGATGAAGACTTAGCCCCTGATCAACAAATGTTTTTCGATATATTATCAATTTTGGATTGCAACCAAACTAGTATGGAATTAGAAATCAATGGACAAGAAAAAGTAACCATTAGTTTTGAATCTTTATCATTTACTAATCTATCACGTAATAATGATCTGAATAATATCCGTGCCTATCAACGTAACCCAATGGCTGTTGTCCAACCTCTCCAAATTAACCGTGCTGCTGCCTGGTTTAATAATCTTCAGCCAGAACCTAACGGTAGTGTACATCATGTTCAAGATCGAATTATTGATATGGACTTCAACAGAAATCAAAATAATCTTCCCATTTATGATGATCTCTATTTAGTTGAATATTGTAATCCTTTTTCAAATTGGAACATCAATTATTATGGAAATATTCTTAATGTCGTTAGTTGTGAAAAGTTCCACATCGATACAGATGGTTATAAGAGATGGAATAATAACAAATCGTATTATATGAATAATGGTAATTGTGGATCTTATGATCTCTATGGAAGATTGGGACGCATAACTGGATCCCTCATCTCAATCAGTAATTCTACAATTTGTCATATAAGCAACTTTTTCCTTCCCAGAATGTATTGGTATGAAGATGATCCAGATGATGTTTCTGTCATTGAATTTAAGATGCGTTCTCAGGATTACCCGAAAATAACAACCATCTCTATTATTATTCCCAGATTGAAGAAACTCCAAATGTCAAATTCTTAAGACGTAGGAATTTCGATTAGATGGAAAGGATACAAAAATTAAACCTAATCTCTATCTAAGAAAATTTGCCTCTCGCACGCTATCCCATTATTACCTTAACTCTTTTGATGATCCTTTAGTTACTAACTTTATACACGCAATTTTATCTAAAGTCTCATATCCAGAGCCAGATCCTCAACATTCTACTATATCAACTCTTCAGCTTTCCAATAAAGATCAACGACTTTTAACTTATTTCTCCTTTCCAATCTCCAGCCCCCAGATGTTTCAATCTCTGGGACCCAAATACAATATAATTTTTACTCGTGCTAAATCACTAATTGATAATCCCTCTATTCGCATTTTATTTAACCTTATTTTATCACCAGCACATCTTTTTACAGAAAAACAGCTCATCGCTTATCTTAAAGAAGTGGGTACTTATACCCTTTCTTATATAACATCAACTGGTAATGGCTTAGAGTATATGCCTCTCAATGAACTTCAAAACCTATCTGGTTACGACTCTGTTTTACATCAAGAATATGATGTCTCAGTTGATACTCTACCATTTACCGATCCCACAAATCTCGACACTCTTCAGATGGACCAAGATCTTCTCAATAATGTCGAAAAAGTTATAGACAATTTAGTCATCAAGCGTTTACCTCACACTCTTTACCAATTTCTCTCCTTTAGAGATAATATTAATATTCATGGGGCATCAACAGTGGGTTCCCCGCTCATAGTTGGTTTCTATAAAGATAAGGAAAAAGTCACTACGAGAAAATTTAATACAAAATATTTCAATGCCTTGGGCGATGATGATTCTGCTTTAACTGAGAAGTCTCTGACAAATTTAGTAGCCGTGTGCAAACCATTTCTAAAGCTCGATGAGGCCTCAAAAAGTCGAACTGTCATAGCTTACGATACTTATGCATTTTTTAGATGCTCCTATCTAGAGAGTTTTATTCATATTCCTGGTAAAGATTTTTGGTCTACTCTCGAAGCTGATCCAATTAGGAAGAATAAAGCCCGTCAATCCATTTGTCAGGCCTTAAGAGACAAGAGATATGTATTATGTGTGGATCAATCTTCATTCGATCAGCACCAGTCCAAGAGTCTTATCCTTTATGCTTTAAAATACTTATTTCATCGCATTCAACAGCTTAATCCACAAACTAGTGATGTTATAGCTGCGGAACTTGCTTCATTAAATCGGTGTCTTCTATATACTGATGATAAGATGGTTAATTTGAAACCTTGGAACTGTGGTTTATTATCAGGTTACAAGTTTACTGCTCTTCTCGGAAGTTTACTGAATCGCGCTGAATTTTTGACAGTTTGTGAACGTCTTAACATTACTCCTGAAGGAGGCTTCTTCCAAGGAGATGATGCTATTTCCTGGTTTAAGCATCCTGTTTCTAAACAAGCTATCGTACGAAAATATTCTGAAATGGGTTTGGTCGTTAATCCTCTCAAAACTTGGTATGGAACTCAAGTAACTGAGTTTTTACGTGAAATCTACACTCCCAATGCAGTATATGGTATGCCTTCAAGGTGTGCTTTATCTTTGATATTTCATAAACCTAAACCGTATAAGCTACAGCCTGAACAGCTATTCGCAAAAAATATTTCAAATCTCCAGAAAGCTACTCGTCGAGGTTTGTCCGTACAACTTATAGCTTATAGCTATATTTCTTGGTTTTTATCAAAACATTATTCTGATCAACTTCCTCGCGACTTTCATAGACTCGTTAGACTGTATATGTCCACGCCAGTTTCTTTGGGAGGCTCCGGTCTAACTCCGTTTCACCCTAGTAATCCATGTGTCTCATTGAAGAGATATACATCAACTACGAATGATTATAAAGAATTCTCTATACTCAGCAACATTAAATACAGACCTATTCCAGACTTTGATATTCTAATTCGCAGACGTCTTAAGGATAGAATTCAGGTCGGAAATGTTACAACATCCTACCGTTTTATAATAACACGATACAAAACACTTCCTCAGCGATTTTTTTTGGATAAAGTCCCTCCTCATGCCTATTCGAATCTTCCTCCGTCTGATTGGAATTATCCAGGCAATGAAGATTCAGCAAAGTATTACGCTAATCGATTATCATTTTCACTCAATCATACTCCTCTCCCTCCCGGTGTACCACTTTCAAAGGAGAAAGATTATCTTAGATACATTTCATTCATCAACAAATCGTCATCTCTAGATGATTATATCACTACACAAGAATCTCACCTCCAATTCCAAGCACAAATCCTTCGGTATACAAATAGCTTCGCATTTAGAATATACCATGGGTTTACTAATCTTGGATCTGCCACTCGTTTTATAATGTCTTTATTTTATTCTTATTATAAATTTTTATATAACAATCATTATTACAAAAACTTCTTCTTATTTACAGAAAGCACTCGTTCTATGTTCAGTGATTTACCACCCCTCATTGCGCTAAGAACGTAAACATTAGGGTTATTCCTTTCCAGAAGAAATATATTTCCAATTACAACCAAAAGCATTAGCA